CTTGATAAGAAGTTCTTTTTAAAAGTAGGGCCTAATGTAAGAGATAGATATAGAAAACATATATTCCAAGATGCTAAAGATGTCTATGGTAAACCATTTGATGAATATTCAACAAAGTATGGTGAAAGGAAAAGAGCAAACAAATTTAAAAGACAAGCATCACAGTATGCAGGTTCTACTGCACCAGTACTAACTTCAGATTTGTTAAGAGATTACAGTTTAATTAAAACATCAAGAGGTGGATTTCAGATTGGTTGGGTATCACAAGGGTTTAAAGTGAAATCATTAGAGAAACAAGGTAGAGTATTAACTGCACCTAATCAGCCACTACCAAAAGATGAGATTAAATTTTTAGATAGAGAAGCAAACAAGTATATTAAGAAGGGATTAGGTGAGAGTAAAACAACAAGACATAGAATTGGAAGAAAATAAAATATTGTATGTTACCTAAATTAAATTATATTATAATTAAGAATTTTCAATAAATATCCACTAAAGGAGTAAAAATGTCAGAAGAAAATAAAGACACTCAAACAACAGTTGAAGTAAACAACGATAAAAAAGTCAGCACAGAAGCTGAAACAAAAAATGTACCATATGATAGATTCCAAGAAGTTGTATCATCTAAAAATGAGATGGCATCACAACTTGGTAAACTTCAGGCACAGATAGATAAGATGAATGCAGATAACAAATCTAAAGCAGAAGCAAAGATGGTTGAAGATGGAAAACTGAAAGAAGCATTAGATATTGTTACTAAAGAAAGAGATTCTTTTAAAACTCAATCAGATCAATGGAATCAATACCAAGCTGATAAGAGGGAATCTCTTATGTCTAAACTAACTGATGATACTGATAAGTCTATTGCAGATGGTTTGAGTGATTTGAATAAACTTGAAACTTATGTTAATAAAGTAGTTAATGTTAATGCTCCATCTACATCACAAGCAAGAGCCACTACTGGTAAAGCAGGTGATATGGGTGGTTATTCTTCTTGGGAAGAATTTGCTATGAAAGATCCAAAGGGTGCAGAAAAAGCAATAGCAGAGGACACTACGAACTTTATTAAATAACCACTCTCAAAATGAAGGCTACGGCAGTTGAAAGAGAGTAAAATTTAAGGAAGTCAAACAATGGCAAATACAGATGTCGGTGTTGCAGCAGGTGGTTTAGGAAAAACTATTGCAGCAGCTATCGTTCAATTTAACAAAGCAGCAGTTACTCCTGTTACTATTTCAATGGCAGCAGCAGTTAAAGGCTCAAACACAGTTCAATTCCCAGTTTATGCTAAACTTGCTGTAACAGCAGTTGAAAATGAAGCAACTGGTGATGAGGATTCAGAAGTAGCAGCAACAAGTATCACAACAGCAGCTACAAGTGTTGAAGTATTAAGAAACCACATCAACGCAAGGGTTACTGATCTTGCAGCATATGGTAACTCTGATGCTTTAATGGTGAATGCAGGACAGGTACTTGGTAATGCAGTAGCAGCAGAATTTGATGCAAATATTTGTGCAAGATTCGATGCTTTTGCTACATCAAAAGGAACATCAACTGAAGGATTGACTTGGGTTGATATTATGGATGCAGTAGCTTCATTAGAAACAAATGATGCTCCTCGTCCATATTCAGCAGTTCTTCACCCACAACAAATGTATGGTTCTTTTGGATTATCAAATGAATTAGGACAGGTTGCAGCTGTAAACAATAGTAATGGTGCTTTTGGTGCAGGTTCAAGTACATCAGAGCAGTTTTTACAAGCAGGTTTTGTTTCAACACTTGCAGGAATTAATTTCTATACATCTCCACAAGTAATTGATGGTGGAACAGGTGAAAAGAAAGGTGCAATCTATGCTAAAACAGCATTAGGTTGTGGTTACATTGATTTCGGTGGTGGTAATTTTATAGAAATGAGAACTGAAAGAAATGAACTTGGTGCTTCAACAAATTTAGTAGCCAATGGATATTGGGCATCTGCTGAATTAGTTGATTTACACGGTGTAGAAATACATACAGAAATATCTTAATAGTAGATTAAGGTTAGTTGTAATCAGGGTGGTGTGTCGGACATCACCCTTTTTACAGAGGAAAAAATGTCAAATAAAAAAGATATAGGCAATTTAAATAATAAAGATTTTGGAGTAGAGTTAGATCCAAACAATGATTTGTGTCTTGTTGAAGATGATGTTAAAGGACAAAAGGCATATTATAAGAATAGTGAAATGAGTTATTTGGATTATATGGGTGAGGTTGGAAACAGAATTAATAAAGGTAAGAAAGGCAAGGGAACTGCAAACTTGGGTTCTTTTGCAGGATTTGGCAAAGGAACTTTAAAAAAACCATACAAGGAGTAATATGGCAAAAGATAAAGAAGTAAAAAAAGAAACTAAAACAACTAAAAAATCATCAGGTAAATTTAAAATTACAAAACCTAATGGTAAAATGATATATAGAGATAATTTAGGTGATTATGTTAAGATATATGAATCTAAAGGTTATAAAGTTGAGGAGGTGTAATGGGTAATACAGCAAGTAATTATTCAATAATCAGGGTAACACCTACATTAAGTACAGATGCTTATGGGGTAGATGATGTTCTGTTTACTGGGTTAGAAATTCCAGGTGCTGTAAAAGGTGATGGTGGTTGTTCTATGCTTTTATCAGCATATTTATTAGATCAATCAGACACAGCAGATATAGATATTGATTTTTATTTTACAGAAGAATCAACTGCTTTAGGAACGATAAATGCTACTGCTGATGTTTCTGATGCTGATATGGAAGCAATAGGGTTTTGTGGTTCTATAAGATGTGATGCTGATCACGCAACATCAGGAAACAACATTGATGGTGTTAGGCTTCATCAACTTGTTCTTTATGATGGTGCAAGTGTTGGCAATCTACCTTTAACATTATTACAGGCAAAATCAGGATCTACAAGTGTGTACTGCCACGCAATAGTAACAGGAGGAACACCAACTTATGCAGCAGATGATCTTGATTTAATTTTACATATCCAGTATAAATAGTAAATGTCTTTAATAGATGAGATTAAGAAGCACGAAGGTTTCAGTCCTGTTGTGTATAAATGCACAGCAGGATATGACACCATTGGGTATGGGCAGAGGATAAAATATTTAAAAGTTACTGAAGAACAGGCAACTGAATGGTTAGAAGAAGAAATAAATAACCTTAAATACATATTAGCAGATAAATACTTATGGTTTTTACCTGCTCCAACAGAAGTTCAGAATGTAGTTATTAATATGGCTTATCAGCTTGGGCCATCTGCATTTGGCAAATTCAAGAAAACAATATATTTATTAGCACATAAAGATTATAGAGGTGCATCTGTTGAAATGCTTGATAGTAAGTGGGCAAGAGATGATACACCAAGAAGGGCAAAAGAATTAAGTGATAGGTTGGCTAATGTCCAAGATTGATAAAGATTACAGAGAAGCAGTTATAGTTCATCTACAATACATTAAAGAAAAGGTAGATGCTAATCACGAACATTTATTAAGATTAAATGGCAGGGTTGGTAAGAATGAAAATGCTATATCAAGAATGTTTGGAATAGGAATTGCTTTATCTTTTATTTTCACAACAGCATTAACATTATTGGGGATATTGAAATAGTAGATGTTTTGTCCTAACTGCCACAGTAGTTCTTTAACAAAGGCAGGGTTTATGAAGGAGAAACAGAGATATGAGTGTAGCAAGTGTGGACACAAATCTGTTCATCCTATTGAGAACCTTGAACTTATATTAGAGAATGTAAAGTTAGCAAAACAAAAACAATCAGCACAAGATTTAAACAGGATAGAAAGGAAGGCATTTAGAGAATATGCAAGATTGGAAAATGCAGTCGGACAATACTCTAAAAGGTTGCTCAAGGTTTTTGACAATTACAATTTATCAAAATATGTTGTTAAACATAGTGAAGATAATAAAAGTGTTGGTGTTATTCAGTTCTCTGATGTTCATTTTAACGAGCTTGTTAATTTGGAACATAATAAATACGATTTTAGAGTAGCATCTGCAAGATGTAAGTTGTTTGTAGATAAAGCAACTAAATATTTTAAGTGTATGGGTGTTACTAATGTTCTATTAGTTCAATCAGGTGATCTACTTAATAGTGATAGAAGGTTGGATGAATTATTACAGATGGCTACAAATAGAGCAAAAGCAACATTTTTAGCAGTAGATATATTTCAACAAGTTATATTAGATTTAAACAGGAACTTTAATCTTTCTGTGGCTATGGTTACTGGTAATGAGAGTAGAGTTAAAAAAGATTGGGGTTGGAGTACATTAATAGCTACTGATAATTATGATTATACAATATTTCAAACATTAAGATATTTATTTAAAGATAGTGGTATAAAGTTTATTGATGGTGATCCAACAGAAGTAGTTGTTGAAGTTGCAGGACAGAATTTGTTAATATTACACGGCAACGGAGCAATTAAAAGAACAGCCATTGAATCAAGTATTAACCAAATGATAGGGAGATACAGGGTGAGAGGAACAAAGATAGATTATGTTATATTTGGGCATATTCATTCTGCAAGAGTAGGTGATAACTATTCAAGGAGTAGTAGTATGGTTGGAGCAAATGACTATTCAGAGAAAGCATTGAATTTAGCAGGTAGGGCATCACAGAATTGTTATGTATTTTATGAAAATGGGAATAGGGATGGTATTAAGATTGATTTACAGAATTATGGCAAAGGTTATGATATTGAACAATCCCTTGAATCTTACAATGCTAAAAGTAATAATAAGATTAATAAAGGAACAACTATCTTTAAGGTAGTAGTATAGATTCTTGGGAAGAAATATTAACTATTTGGTTTTCAATGCTTATATGTATGTTAGTGATGTTTGCAATAGTAAACTGTTTGAGTTTTATTTATAAATTGATTTTATGTGAGATTTAAATATGGATTGGTTACAAATTTTAGAGAAATATGGAATAGCTACTGTTGGTGCAATAGCTATGGGTTTTTATATATGGAAATCTACTAAATTCATACAAGATGAACTTACGAGGGAGTTACGAGAATCATTTGGTAGAACAGAAGGGATTTTAGTTAAGTTAATTGATCAACAAAAGAAGATGCAATTAGAACAAAAAGGAATAGAGAATAGTTACAAAACTTTGGTTGAAATTATAAGTTCCTTGAGCGGTAACGGATTAAAGGACAAATTTTTAAGAATGCAGGAGAGAAATGAAAACAAAAAATACTGAAATATTAGACACATTAAAAGATATACAACTAACACTACACGAATTATCAATAAGAGTAGAGAAAGTAGAAGTAGATGCACACCCTCCAGTATTTAAAAAAGAAGCATATGATAATTTGGAAGAAAGATTAGAAGTTATAGAAGCATTCTTTGATTGTATAACAGAAATTAAAAGAAAATTAGATTAACAAAGGAGAATAGTAGATGAGTGCAATACTAACAGCAGTAATAACAAGAATGTTCAGTCAAAGAGTTTTAATAGCTATTTTGTTAAAACTTGGAGATTGGATAGTTGCAAGAAGTGAAAATGATTTAGATGATAAGATATGGGATGAAGTGAAAAAGGCTCTGCAAACAGGTAAATAATGCGATTATCTGATATTATAAGAAGGATTGAAAGGATATTTGAGAAGAAAAGAAAGAATCCAATCCAAATTGAAGATGATAGCAATCTTGAATCTAAATTAAAGAATGTAAAAGTTGCAGACACAAATACACCAATTCAAATATCAACAGACACAGTAGATATTAAAGGTAGTTTGAAAGTTGATGGATCTGATGTTATAACTGAAGCAAGTGATATAGACAGTTTAGATGATTTGTCAGATGTTACTTATTCAAGTGGGGATCTAACTATATCATCTTTAGATACAATCATATCAGGTGATTTAACATTTGATTCAAGTGGAGATATAACATTAGATGCTTATGGCAAACAAATAAATTTTGCATTTAATGGCACAACTTATGCTTTATTTGATATTAATGCTGATAATTTTACAATAAAAAATACTACCAATGTAAACGATTATTTTAATATTAATGTAGGAGCAGAAGGAGCAACAATAATATCAACTGTTGATGCTGATGGCACAGATGGGCATTTAACTCTTGATCCTGATGGTGATTTGAGAGTATCAGGAGCAAATGTTACAATAGATGCAACTAAAAAAATATATTTAGACGGAGGTGGAGATACATATATAAGAGAAGATTCTGCTGATTCTGTGCAAATTATTGTTGGTGGAGATGTAATGTTGCAACTTACTGAAGGTGGAGCAAATGGTAATGAAGCTAATTTTCGTACTGATACTTGTGTAGGTTTTGCAAGAAAAGAAGCAACATTTAGTGCCACAGAAGTTATTGGTTCAGGTGGTACAGATGACACAGATATAGATTTTAGATTTTCTAATAAATATAGATTAGAGATGACAGGA